AAAATTAATATGGAACTATTCCATATACTGGAGTTACCGCAATGGGAGATGTGGATGAGCGATAACGATTTTGTCGCTGTTCGGCGCGAGTTATGTGCACTATACGAAACCAACGCAGAGTTCATGGAGACCCATGGCAGGGGTATAAAGCCAAAAAGATATCAAAGCCCAAAAAATACAAAGAAGAAGAAGGCCCGTGACCAGTCATGAATAAAAGGATGATGAGATGCATAGCCAAGTGGAAAGAGCGAGAGAAAACTAGTATTCGCTCCAATAAGCAGGCATTACTCGATCTGATGTTATCCATTGAAATGACTCCTGAAATGCAGGGTCTTTTGGATGATCTAGTTGCGGACAGAATAACTGTTAGTGAATGTTATAATCGGATAATGGATTCACTCCCAAAAGTTCAATATGATAGTGCACCATCGGGTGCGGCGATTTGGGATAGGATTATTGAAAAGGATCAAAAGAAACTGGCTACCGGGAGAAGGGCTAGAAAGAAGGGTGGATTATTTCGAAATCGCATCACGAAAGAGACGATGATAGATGCGATGTCTTATGTCGAAATGACTCCAGAAATGCAGAGTCTACTGGATGATCTAGTTGCCGACAGGATAGAGATAATTGAGTATACCAAAAGACTAATGAAATTGTGGGATGAGCGGCGTGCTGGTGGTATTCTTCCGCCCCTTAATGAGCGGTGATACTTATTTTTAAACTTTGGTCAATCCATAACCATCAAATCGTCAATAAATAGCCTGTCATATTCCAGAAAAACATGGATTTTCCTGTACTAACGTACTATTGATTTGAAAATGATAAATAAACTATAGACTTAACGAGATAAGTCTACCCAGAAGAGACACAGTGAGAGAATTACATAAGAATGGCAATTAAATTTAACCACCAGACGGACACGATATCGACATCGTCTGCTAGGGTATTGAAGCTCAAGGATACACAGGGTCTGCAGTTACCGATTGGTTTAACTGTGGAGAGGCCTGTTGCCGATACTGGGACGATCCGATTTAATCGGGATACTGAATCACTAGAAGTATTCGGTATAAAGGAATGGCAGAGCTTAAAGCCCAAACTCAACATTCACCGGTACAGTTTTACATCGAGCATCACGTGGGTTGTTCAACATAACATGAACACCACCAGATTTCGAGAGACGTTGATGACGGAAGATGGTGGCAGATTTTACGCACAAATCAAGATCATTGATTTAAACAGTTTTGAGGTCATAATGACTGAAGAGACCACTGGTTATGTTGACATAATCTTTGATGAGACGAATGAGAACATTATATATGGAAATTAAAATCCCAAAACGAGAACTACATTTGGCGGCATATATGAAGGCTGCTGGCGCAACATTTATCAATTATGTTAGCGGTGCATTTATTTTTGAGAGTGATATATCGGATACTGAATGGCGAGTCCGTCATTCAAACTCGGAGGCATTGCGAGTTGACCGCGAACTATTCACTTTGAAAACATTCTTCCAGAAAGAATATTGATATGAGAATTTCGGAAATTATCATTGAGGATGCGGAGTCGAATGACATCATTTCATTGTGGCATGGTGGTCGTGGGCTGGAGCATTCTTTTTCCGAAATTGTACCGAATGCTAAGGGAAGATGGGAACATGGTCCCGGTTTATATTTGACAACATCATATAACCGCGCATCATCCTATGCCAAGGGTAGTAGAAAAGTATATAAAGTGTCATTCCGAAAGGGGACTGATATTCGCAAAGTTAAAATTCCTATTGAGGATGTTTTGGATTTTGCGAAAAAGTACGTTGTTGGCCGAAAACGTGAGGAATTCCTTGATTATATTCGTTCAAATATGGAACGAATGGGCTCTGAAACTGAGGTGGATGCCAATGTATTTTTGAATTTGTTGGTCAATGATGAGGCGATTGCATCCAGTAAGACTCCTATTTTGGTCAAGTTTCTGGTGGACCATGGCATTGATTATTCAATTGTTCGCAATTATGGCGGGTCTGGGGAGACGGTTGTTGTATTGTTTAACCGGGCAAAAATCGTGAAGGTTGAGGTGTATTCTGCCAGAAAGATTGATCCGAATGAATTCGACATTCAATTCATGCATGAAGCAGTGCTTGATCCTGAGGGCTGGGGAACTACTGAATACAATACAAATGTTGATTATTTGGGGCTAAAAGTCCAGATGGCTCCCAGCACATTTTTAATGTTGTCGCATCCTCTTGGCTCCAGTGAGACGAATTCTGAAGTGGAAAAACATATGGCTGCTGGCGGTAAAATTGCGCATCCATTCTTGGAAATCAAGATTCCACCAGAGTGGGATGAGGGCAACTTCCAATCTCCTGTAAAAGTGGTTGGACATGAAGGTCGTAATAGAATGACTCAGTGGATTAAACTGCATGGGGATAATCCTATTCAGGTTAATTTAATCCCTAGGGGTGGGTTGCGCCGTCGTGATTTGTCTGACGATTGGATCAAAGAATTGTCGCATGGCATCGTTAGCCAAGATGGGCATTTGGTGGTCAGGCCATTTGACCCGGACTCTGCATCATAAAGTATAAATACAATACACCGGAAGGTAATATACCATCTTTTGGTGCATTTAAGGGAAGAGATAATTCTTTATTTTTTGTGCTATTTGTGATTAGTTATAGTTGCAAATGCTAAATAAAGACGCAGGGAACCGTTTCTCTGTAGATTGAAGAGACAGGCGAAGTGGATTCCACGCTGGGTACAAGAATGTACTCGGTCTCAACAAAAATGGCTAAAACTATTCTAGCCAGTCTTTAATTAAGGATTATTTTAAATGGCACAATTCCCAATTTTCCATGGTATTTCCATGGCAAACAACTCATGGATCGAAAACCTATACGTCGAGCGTCTAGTTGCTGATCCAATCCCAGTTCAACCCGGTCGTGTTTGGTTCAATTCCACCGACAAGAAAATGCGTTTCTCTACTTTGGACGCTACTGGTTCTGTTATTACCCGTGATTTCTTCATTCCTGAAGACCTAAGCGCAGTTCTTTTCGATGCCAAGTCATACACTGACGGCAAAATCGCTGACCTTATCAATGGCGCTCCTGCTGTTCTTGACACCCTCAAAGAACTAGCTGATGCCATCGCTGCTGATCCTAACTTTGCTACTACCGTGGCTAAGAACTTGGCTGACACCAAGGCCTATTTGGACGCTGAAATCGTCACTGTTAACGCTTCTGTGACTGCTGAAGCTGCTGCTCGCGTGGCTGGTGACAACACCCAAGCCGCTGCTCTAGCCGCTGAAGCCGCCCGTGCTACTGCTGCTGAAGGCGTGCTTGACAGCCGTGCTACTGCCCTAGAAGGCCGTGCTACTGCCGTTGAAGGTGGTCTAGCCGCTGAAATCGCTCGTGCCGAAGGTGCTGAAGCCGGTCTAAGTGCTGACATCTCTGCCGAAGCTACCCGCGCAAAAGCCGCTGAAGCTGGTCTAACTGCTTCTGTTGCTGCCGAAGCTACCCGCGCTCAGAATGCTGAAGCTGGTCTTTCTGCTGATATCGCCGCTGAAGCTGCTGCTCGCGCTCAAGGTGACACCACCAACGCTAACGCCATCAACGCCGAAGCCGTGCGTGCTCAAGCCGCCGAAGCTCAACTAGGCACTGATCTAGCCGCTGAAGCCACCACCCGCGCTGCTGCTGACACTGCTAACGCTGCTGCTATCGCATCTGAAGCTACTCGCGCCCAAGGTGCTGAAGCCGGTCTAAGCGCTGCTATCGCTTCTGAGACTACCCGCGCTCAAGACGCTGAAGTTGCTCTTTCTGGTCGCGTTTCTGCTGAAGTTACCCGTGCTCAAGCCGCTGAAGCCAAACTAGGTTCTGACCTAGCCGCTGAAACTGCACGTGCACAAGCTGCTGAAGCTCAACTAGGTACTGACCTAACTGCTGAAACTGGCCGTGCAATGGCTGCTGAAACCGTTCTAACCAACGCTGTTGCCGCCGAAGCTACCCGCGCTCAAGCCGCTGAAGCTGGTCTTTCTGCTGACATCAGCACCGAAGCCGGTCGTGCTCAAGCTGCTGAAGCTGCTCTAACTGCCTCTATCAATGCTGAAGTTGCTCGCGCTACTGCTGCTGAAGGTGTGTTGGACGGTAAAGTTGCTGCTGAAGTTGTTCGCGCTACTGCCGCTGAATCTGCTCTAGGCGTGCGTATCGACAACGTTCTTGCTAACGTTGATCCAGCCGCTATCGACAGTATCAGCGAATTGCTAACTGCATTCCAAAATGCTGACAGCAACCTAATGACCACCATCTCCAACCTAAGCATCGACACTTCTGGCGCTACTGCTGCTGAAGCTACTCGTGCCAAGGCTGCCGAAGCTGCTATCGCTGCTGACCTAAGTGCTGAAGTTGTGCGTGCACAAGCTGCTGAAAGCGTGCTAACTTCTGCCGTTGCTGCTGAAACTACTCGTGCACAATCTGCCGAAGCTGGTCTAAGCGCCGACATCGCTGCTGAAGTTGTTCGTGCACAGGGTGCCGAGGCTGGTCTAGCTTCTGATATCTCTGCCGAAGCTGCTGCTCGTATCGCTGGTGATGCCACCAACGCTGCTGCCGTGGTTGCTGAAGCCAACCGTGCCAAAGCTGCTGAAGCTCAACTCGGTACCGATCTAGGCACTGAGACTGCTGCTCGTATCGCTGGTGATCAAGCTCTTGACAGCCGTGTTACCACTGTCGAAGGTCAAGTTAACGGTAAGATCGGTGATCTAACTGGTCTAACCACTGGTGCTAAGACCACTATCGTTGCTGCTATCAACAGCGCTGAAGCTCAAATCGTTCAACTCGGTTCTGACCTAAGCACTGAAGTTGCTCGCGCTCTTGCCGCTGAAGCCGCTGTTCAAGCTGCTGCCGCTGCCGACGCTTCTGCTAAGGCCAACGCTGCCCAAGCCGCTGCTCAGTCTTATGCTGACGGTAAAGTCGCCGACGAAGCCACTGCCCGTATGTCTGCTGATGCTGCTCAAACTGCTGCTCTAAATGCCGAAACTGCACGTGCACAAGCTGCCGAAGCCGGTCTAACCGCTTCTATCGCTGCCGAAGCCACTGCTGCTCGCGCTGCCGAAGTTGCATTGGGTCAACGCATTGATGCTGAGCACGCTGAGCACATCGCCAACGAAGCCCAGATTCGTTCTGACTTCAACGCTACTCGTTACACCTTCCAATCCGGTGTTGCTGCCACTACCCACATTGTGTCACACAACCTAGGTGCTAACTTCGTGACTTTCACTGTCATGGTTGAGCGTGCTGACGGTTCTTATCGCAACGACATCGTTAGCGTTGAAGAATTCGACGGTAACACTCTAAAAGTGTACTTGGCAGAAGCTGCCAAGATCAAGATCGCCGTTCAGTCTATGACTGGTCTTTGATCTTAGATTGGGATGATTTTATTAAATTGTCCCATGCATAAGAATGAAAATGGGGGGCCTTCTGGCTTCCCATTTTTTTGTCTGAATAAGACGATAGTTTATGTGAAAAGATATTCAGGTATTGGATCATCGACTTGGATGAAAGATAAATAGAGGTATGAAAACCTTACCTAATATTTGGATTGATAGTCTGACTAAATTCGATGATGTGGTGACACAGATCGAAATAAGTTTGGCCATTTTGAAAGAAAATGCCCAAGAAGCGGATTTCTTGGACGCGAATGTGAAGAGAAAATACAGTAACGATGTCCTATATATGAAGCAATTCTTTGAGCGGGCAGAATTTCTAGCACGAGGTCGATGAAATGAGTACCAGTAATCACAATCAACAGATTTATGGCTGGTTAGAGAAAATCGAGGCCAACATTGCCAAATTCAAAAACTGGACTGATGTCACGGATGAAGACAGGATTGAGTTCATCACTCACCAGTACCATCTAGTTATGTTGATCCATAGAGCGTTGAATGGGCAAGTTATTTTCGTGGGCGCTAGACCCATAGAACAAATTTAAAAACAAGGATATATACAATGTCAACAAATGATATTCGCATTTTAGGCGACGTTGAAGTCTCTGGTGCACTAAGTTTCGGCAAGAACTTTGCTGATTTTCCAGTAGACCCAAAACCCCGCACTATCGTGGTGAAACAGGGTGTTCCATACATTTATACCGAACTCATTAACGGTTCTGGTTATTTCTCATGGCAACCCATGGGCCTAAAGCAGGCTTCATATTTGCACACACAGGGTGTTGCAAGTACTGCATGGACTGTTACCCACAACTTCAATTCAACTGATTTCGCATACTTTGTCTATGATAACAATCACAGACTCATGCTTGCAAACATTGAAATTGTGGACAATAATACCGCAATCATTCACCTCTCAGAAGCCACCACCGGTACCGTGGTGATGTTCTCCCTCCAGTATGTCAATGCTGTGACTGTGGAAGCCACCTCGAATATCACGTTGGGTACTTTGACCCTACGTGATGCAAACGGTGTTATCACTGTGAACAACAATCCAGTTGCTATGGCTCAAGCCGTTGCTGCAAGTTTTGCGCAGGTTTATACCAAGGCTGAAACTGCAAAAATTGCATCTGATGCTGTGGCGGTTGAGACTGCTGCTCGTATTGCTGCTGATGCTGCTTTAAGCGCACGTATTGACGATGTGGTGAGCAACATTGATCCTGCTGCTTTGGATAGCATGACTGAAATCGTGGCTGCATTCAAGAGTGCTGATGGCAACTTGAATAATGCAATCACCTCTTTGGGCACAAGCGCTAACAGTGCTATTGCTGCTGAAGCCACTGCTCGTGCAGCCGGTGATACTGGCACATTGAATGCTGCTAAGGCATATGTGGACGGTAAGATTTTGGATGAATCAAATCTACGTGCAGACGGCGATGCAAGTGTTCTAAATCAAGCTACTTCTCACACTGATACTGCCGTTGCTGCTGAAGCATCTTTGCGTATTGCTGGTGATGCTGCCACATTGGCTGCTGGTAAGAGTTACGCTGATGACATCGTTGCAAATGAGGCGATTTCCCGTGCGTCTGGTGATGCTTCCACACTATCTGCCGCTAATGCTGCAATGGCAACTGCCGTGAATGCCGAGGCTACATTGCGTGCTTCCGCTGATGCTGCAAACTTGTCCACTGCTAAAACATATGCAGATGATGCCGTTGCTGCTGAGGCTGCTATTCGTACTTCTGGCGATGCTGCTACTGCACTTGGTGCCAAGAACTACACTGATTCACAGATTGATTTGGAAGCTATTGCCCGTACTTCAGGCGATGCTGCTACTTTGGCTGCTGGTAAGACTTATACTGACGGTGCAGTTGCATCTGAAGCTGCTTTCCGCACCAATGCAGTTAATGCTGCGGTCACGACTGCACAGTCATACACCGATGCCAAGATTGCAGATTCTATTGTTGCATTGACTGGCAGTGTGTCTACTGCTGCTGCAGATGCTTCTACATATACCGATGCTGCCGTTGCTGCCGAGGCAGTGCTTCGGGTTAGCGGTGATGCCGATACATTGGCTGCTGGCAAAGTTTACGCTGATGGCGTAGTTTCAAGTGAAGCTTCTCTTCGTGTTAGTGGCGATGCAGCAACTCTTGCATCTGCAAAGGCATATGCTGACTCCACAATTCAAGCTGTAATCGGTGCTGCTCCTGCTGCATTGGACACCTTGCAAGAAATCGCGGCCCAATTGGCATCCGACGAGTCCGCTGTTACTGCCCTCGCCTCTACTGTTGCCGGTAAGGCGTCTGCCAGTAGCGTGACTGCATTAGAGACTTTGGTTAATACTAAAGCAAGTGCAGATAGCGTTACTACTGAAACAAATGCTCGTATTGCCGGTGATGCTGCCACTTTGGCATCTGCCAAGGCGTATAGCGATGCCGCACTCGCCGGTAAAGCTGCAAAAGCCACTACATTGGCTGGTTACGGCATCACTGATGCTTACTCTAAGTCTGGCGTGGATTCCTCAGTATTGGCTGAAACCCAGCGTGCTGAAATTGCAGAAGCAGGTTTGGCCGCTAATATTGCATCAGAATCAATCCGTGCAGTGGCTGCTGAGACTGCATTGAGCAACCGCATTGCCGATCTAAAGGGTGTGTCAGTTGTTGCCGCCGATTTGGCCCCTGTTGCCACCTCTGGTCTGTATTCTGATCTAATTGGCACTCCTACTGCTGTTTCCGCATTCAGCAATGATGTTGGCTATCAAACTGCTGCTGCAGTGGCTAATGCTATCTCCGGTAAAGCTGATATCGTTTCAGTGAATCAGGGCCTAGCACTAAAAGCAAATGCTGCTGATGTTTCAGTTGCATTGAGCCAAAAGGCAGACAAATCCGGTCTATTCTCTGGCCGTTATGCTGATCTAACCGGTGCTCCTGCTGCTGTTTCTGCATTTACTAACGATGCTAATTATCAATCGGGTGCTGCAGTTGACGCCAAGATTCAAGCTGTCATCGGTGCTGCTCCATCTTCATTGAAGACATTGGGTGATTTGGCGACTGCGTTGGCTAACGACGAGTCTGCTGCTGCTGCACTGACCAATCAGGTTTCTGCACTAAGCACCACTGTTTCCGGTAAGGCTGACAAAGCAACTACATTGGTAGGTTATGGCATCACTGATGCATATACCAAGATTGCGGTGGATGCAGCGTTGGATCACAAAGCAAACATCACCAGCTTGGCTTCCGTTGCAACTTCTGGTCGCTATACTGATTTAACGGGCACTCCTACTGCGGTTTCTAGCTTCACAAACGATGCTGGTTATCAGAATGCTTCACAAGTTCAAACAGCAATCGCTGCTGCGGGTTACGCTGCTGCCTCTGCATTGAGCACAGTTGCATTGACTGGTGCGTATGCGGATTTGACTGGCAAACCAACATTGTTCTCTGGCTCTTATGCAGATTTGACTGGCAAACCAACATTGTTCTCTGGCTCTTATGCAGATTTGACCAACAAGCCTGCATTGTTCTCGGGCAGTTATGCAGATTTGATCGGCAAGCCAGCATTGTTCTCTGGCAACTATTCTGATCTACGTGGTCTACCCACACTACCCACAAATGTGTCCGACTTGACCAACGATGCTGGTTATCAGACTGCTGCCCAAGTTTCTGATTCAATTCAATCAGTGGTGGGTGCTGCACCGGGTGCACTGAACACATTGGCTAAGATCGCAACGCAATTGGCGGCTGATGAAATTTCTTTGGCTAATATGGTTTCTACCGTCTCCGGTAAAGCTGACAAAGCAACTACTTTGGCTGGTTATGGTATCACTGATGCGTACACCAAGACTGCAGCGGATGCCAAGTTGGTTCTAAAAGCTGATCAAACTTATGTTGATAATCAGTTGGCATTGAAGGCAAACGCTTCTGATTTGGCTGCATTGTCAAGCAAAGTGTATGCGGATGGTGTTGCTAGTTCCACTTTGGCTTCTGCTAATACCTACACTGACACGAAAGTGGCTGCATTGGTGGCTTCTGCTCCTGCCGCACTAGACACTTTGAACGAATTGGCAACAGCTTTGGGCAACGATGCAAACTTCGCAACCACGACTGCTACTTCATTGGGCAATCGGTTGCGCGTGGACATCGACACCCAGAGTCTATCTGCATCACAGAAAGTCAATGCTCGCACTAACCTAGGTTTGGCAGCAGTGGCATCTTCTGGTGCTTATGCTGATTTGTCTGGTAAGCCCACTATTCCTACTGCAGTGTCAGGTTTGACCAACGATGCCGGTTACTTGTCACAAAGTGGTGTGCGTAATGCAATTTCAGTGTCTGGTGGCTTGACTTATAACGCGACTACGGGTGTGATCGGGTTTGTGGATGCAGTGACTTCTGTTGCTGGCAAGACTGGTGTTGTCGTGTTGACCACGGCTGATATTGGTGAAGATTCATCTGCAAAATACTATACGGATGCTCGTGCACGCGCTGCGGTGTCGTTTGTTGCTGGCGCTGCCGGTTATAACGCTGCTACTGGTGTGATTTCAATCCCCACCAACACGTCACAATTGACTAACGGTGCCGGGTTCTTGACTTCATACACTGAAACAGACACCTTGGCTTCCGTGACTGCACGTGGTGCGACCACTTCAACTGCCGTGTCGTTAAACGGCGGGGTGAACACTTCTGTTGTGGTAATTGATAGTCTTGGCACTATCGATACTGCATCGTTGGTGACCTCCACGACTGCTGCGTCACAGGTGTTGGATACAAACGCTATTTCCGCTGTTCGTACAGTGAAATACTTGGTGCAAATTACTTCTGGTACTGCATATCAATCCATCGAAATGATGGTCTTGCATGATGGTACTAACGTGAATCTAGTGGCGTATGCCAATATTTCCACGGGCGGTGATTTGGCTGCGTTTGATGCAGATATCAGCGGCGGTAACATGCGGTTGTTGGTGACTCCAGTGAATGCCGCGACAACCTTCAAGGTAATCAAGACTGCAGTAGCCGTCTGATCTAAATAGAAATATGAATCAGGGTGGTTGAAATATACCCCCTGATTAATTGAAATAAAAAGGAATTATATTATGACACGATCACGCGATTTAGCAACCATGGCTAAAGGCTATAACAGTAGCCGCAGTGCTGCTTTCGGTAAGGCTAACCCATCGGTAGTGGCATGGACCAAAACTGGTGCATTTTCTGTATCAACTGCAATGGATTTGTATGTTGAATTGGGCGGCGTAATGGCCGTTATTGGTTCCGGTACTGTTGTATCCATGCCCACCCCAGTGACTGGCACTGACTATGCAATTTGGTGTTCCACAACTGGTGCATTGAGTGCAACATCCAACTTCACTACGCCCCCATCCACTGGTGCAAAGAAACTGGGTGGCTTTCACTATGCACCGGGTGGTAATGCCACTGGTCGCACTGGTGGCGACACTACTCCTGCAATTAATGCATATAGTTTTTGGGATTTAAACTTTAAACCCGAATGCCCTGATGCACGTGGCATGACACTGGTGGCTAATAGCTTCTGGGCCGACATCTATTTATTGGGTGTGGATCATATCACTAATGGCACTTCAAAATATAACGTGACGATTGCGGATGGTGCAAGTCCACCCAAAGTTCCCGTTGCATTTGGTGGTGACGGTACTACAACTTATACTTCATTGAACTGGTGGGAATCTGCCGAAGTGATGCGCTCATATGGCAAGCGTATGCCCACATATTCAGAATTCGCTGCATTGGCATTTGGTACGACAGAGGCCGCATCATTTGGCACTGATCCAGTCAATACCATCCTTAGAGAAGCATATACTTCAAAGTGGGGCGTCATGTTGTCATCCGGTAACATGTGGATTTGGGGTGATGAATTCGGTGGCGGCGCTGCTGCTGCAGGATGGATTGCAAACACTGTGGGAAGAGGTTCCACATATCAAATGGAAAATGCCGCGCTTTTTGGTGCCAGTTGGGACCTCGGGTCGTTCTCCGGCTCGCGTGCCTCGGCTTGGGACTTCTCTGCCACGTTCTCGCTCAACAGCATCGGGGCTCGCGGGGCCTGTGACCACCTGATTCTTGGGTGAGGTGGCGGAAGCCGCCTCGTTTGTCCGCATAATTCTAATTATATAGTGGGCAATTCTAGGATAATGGTGAGTATAAAGTTGTGGGCAACTTTAAATTGGCGCGGGTACGCGCCAATTTTTTTATAAAAAGTTCAAAAATCATTTGGTGATTAATTCAAACTCTGCTACAATTCGGTCATCGCAACAACACTGAATGGTACAAACAAAATGCACACACAAGAACCTGAATCAGACATCACCAAAGATGAAAATCTCAGCTACGAGGGGATGGCAATCAATCAAAAATATCAAAGGGTTCTCCAATATCTGTATCCAATTGTCCAGACAATTCCACGAGAACATGGTGCATTCAAGGAAATGTTCCTTGATGTTTTGTTGAGCCAGCCTAATTTGTTTGTTCGTGCCGGGAAAAGCAATCAAATTTCAAAGTTGTATGAGGCCGATGCCGGGCTTGCATGTCTTCGAGAGTGCATGCAAACTGCCGTGACTCTTAAAATTAAAGCATTGACACAACATCAACATGCAGTCGCACAGGCATATATTTCCGAATGTGGAAACATGCTTGGCATTTGGATTAAAAATAGAAATAAGGCAACCAATAAGAAAAAGCAAGAAACTGTTTAAAATTTTAAAATAAGGTCAATTTGGGAATTAGCCGCGCTTTTTGGTGCCAATTGGAACAACGGGTCGAACTCCGGCTCGCGTGCCTCGAATTGGAACAACTCTGCCACGAACTCGAACAACAACATCGGGGCTCGCGGGGCCTATGACTTCCATCTCTCAGTTTTTTGCTGGATAGTATCCACGGAGCTATCCGCAGACCCATGATTTAATATTAAATCAGGTAGTCAACCGACTTGACCTGCTTCGGCGAATAGATAGTTAAAAAGAAAATACCTGCCGACTACTGAAATATGGAAAAGCGGGTGATTTTCAATAACCCAATACGCATACAACAAATGAGCAAACGAAATCGAAATCTGATGACCCGGATCATGGATATTGACAATCTGCGATTGGCATACAAGAATACTTCAAAAAACAAAAAGTATACATTCGGGTATCTGGAATTTCGGGAATACGATCAATGGAATTTGTACCAAATCCAAGACGAATTAGAAACAGGTCAATACAAAATTGGGCCATACCGTAAATTCGTGATCTACGAGCCAAAGGCACGCGAAATTTCTGCACTGGGATTTAAAGATCGGTTGATCCAGCACGCTCTTTGCAATGTAATTGGTCCAATTTTCGATAAAACGTTGCTCCCCAATACATTTGCATGCCGAAAAGGAATGGGAACTCATGCGGCATTGATGAAAATCAAAGAATATCTCAAAGACCCAACCCAAAACTTCACTCATTTCCTGAAAACGGATTTCTCAAAATACTTCGCATCCATTGATCATGATGTATTGTGGCCCATGATCGAAAAGAAGATTCATTGCAGGGCGACTCTTGCATTGATCGAGGAAATTATTCCTAGAAATCAGGTTGGAATTCCGATTGGCAGTTTGACAAGTCAACTGATGGCAAATGTATATGCATCGGAAGTTGATTATTTGATTCATCATACCTTGAAACGGCGGCATTGGGTCAGGTACATGGATGATATTGTCATTTTGGGAGATGATCCAGAAGAGTTGAGGGACATTTTCAATAAAATCCAAGAGTTTTCAAACAATGTATTGAAATTGAAGATCAGCAAATGGCAAGTATCTCCTTTGAAAAATGGGATCAACTTTGTGGGCTATCGTTCTTGGAAAACGCATACGTTAATCCGAAAAGATTCTGTCAAAAGGGCCAAGCACAAGATTAAAACGCTAAATACATCATCTGACTTGGACAAGTTTTGGGCAAGTTGGGACGGGCACACTATGTGGGCCGATTGCAATCATTTAACTCAAACTTTAAGGAAACTAAAATGCAAGAACAAATCAATACCCGCGATGACCTAGACGCATTGGTGGGCACCCCTGCCTACGCACAATTCATGGAATATTTGAAGGGCTCCATGACCCGCAAGCAAGATACTGCTGTATATCCGGACGGATATGGTCAAGTCGGATACGAAGGTGCCAAAATCGAGCCAGTATGGTCTGATGTGGAAGACCTCGCCACGATTGAGCGATTTGGCTTCACCAAGGCCGATTTCCAATAATCATTGGATTTATCTAAAACAAAAAAGGGGAGCATGTTGCTCCCCTTTTTTTGTTATTGAATGGTGACCGTTAAATTCTAACTGATATCAAACAGCCGCCCAAGGCATACCAGTTGCCTGTTTAGGGGCCTTTTGATCAGCAATTTTGTTTGCCAATGCCAACTCAAGTGACTCAATGCCTTCCGCACCAAGAGATTCTTTGACCCATTCAATCACTTTAGTCTCAGTGAGGGCATCATATGGAATTAGAGTTTGATCAGGCTGCTCAGTGAATGTGATGGTCGAAAATGTAGAGGCGGAATAATCGCCGTCAGTCTTCGATGCAGTCCAGTGGACGGTGACAACAAAGCCGTTATCGGTATGGCGGTCTAGATTTGTGATTTTGAATTCGGTCATGATAAAAAAGTTCCTTAAAATTTTTTGAGAATGTGCATTCCCATAATGTATTTATCCCGCATCATCCATCGTGTTTTGATAAATATCTATATCAAAATTTGGAATTCAAATGACTACAATTGCCGATACTTATATTGACCTGAATGGTAACTTCACAACAGGCACGCCTACTGTAAACTCTGGAATCAGGGTTACTAGGGGAAGTCTACCATCATCGCAACTAAGATGGAATGAATCCACTAAAAAATGGGAAATCACTTCTGACGGGGCAACATTTGCCAACATTCTGACGGCAACCGATCTTTCAAATAAAATCACCTCATTAAATGGCGATATTACTGGCTCCGGTACAAATGCCATCTCCACTGTTTTGTCTGAGACGGGCGTGATTTCCGGATTATATGGATCGACAAGCACAATACCCCAAATTACGATTGATGCTAAGGGAAGAATTTCAGATGCCAGTAATGTTCCGCTGTCATTGCAATCTACTCAAATTCCAGATTTTAGCACTTCAGTAAGGTCACAATTTTCCGCAACTGCCGGGATTCAATATAACTCTACCACGGGCAGTTTCACCGTTGATTCCACAATTGCCACAAAATCTTATGCGGATGCTGCATCACAGACTGCACTAAACACCGCCAAGGCGTATGCGGATTCATTGAACGTTCCAACAGCATCCGGCCTAACTGCTGGAATCTACGGGGGCGCATCCGGCATCCCAAGTATTGTAGTGAACAGTTCAGGTAAAATTACGGAAATTTCAACACTGAGTTGGGCGCAATCCGTGGATTACACCAGTGCATTGATTGCAGCAATCACACCAGTCGTGACCGCAGCAGTTTCGCAAAATTCATCCAGTTCACTAAACTTGACCGGGGTGGGTGCCATCAATTCCGGAACATACGTATCCACTACCACTGCTCAAAATCAAATATTGGACGTAAATTTGAAAACATCATGTCGTTCCGTTAAATATCAAATCCAAATTGCATCCGGCACGACTTACCAAACGACGGAATTGATGCTTGTGCATGATGGCTCCACTGTGACCATGATCGAATATGGAAACATATCGACAGGGCAGGATTTGGCAGATTATGATGCAGATATCAGCGGTGTGAATGTCCGTCTGTTGGTCTCCCCCGTGAATGCCAACACCGCATTCAAGTTCATTAAATCCATCATCTCTTGAGGAAATACCCCATGTTTAAAAGTAAAACGTCAACAGGTTTGTCATTTTCGGTTGGATCGAATGATCAACTCACAGTTAATGGAATGGGCGACATTGTTGTTAATAATTCCAGAATTTCGTCCCCCGATCCATTGCACCCAAGTCATCTTACTACGAAGTCGTATGTAGATAAAGTTGCACTCGGACTCGACCCAAGGGCAGCATGCCGTGTTTTGGTTGATTCAAATATCGATTTGAATAGTCCACCTCCTATTATTGATGATATCACCCTAAAAGAAAAGGATCGAGTACTAGTGATCGATCAGACCGATAAAACACAGAATGGTATCTATGTTCTAACATCCGGCAAATTTGTCCGTTCAGCGGATGCAAATGCCACCGATGATTTTGTAAAACCGATTCACACTTTTATTTCATCCGGTACATTGCATGCCAAATCGGGTTGGGTTCTATTGTCATCCAACATTACCCTAGGTACATCTGATATCATTTTCACCCCATTTTCAGACTCCAGTGACATTCTTGTCGGCAATGGCCTACGTGTGAATGGCAGTATTGTCGAGGTCATCTCGGAGAATCCAGAAGCAATTATTTCAACCCAGAACGGCTTGAATTTGTATGACCTATGGAGCGACAGTATTCCAGACATTGAAAACAATGTTTACAACGTCGTTCAGGTGGATAAGTTTGGCCGAGTTATTGGCGTTAGCATGACGGATGTGGTTTCCGAAATCGTGGCAGGATATGGCATTGCCGTGAACGGAAATGAAATCAAAGTTCTTCCTGCCGATAATAGCACTATGGTGACAGATGTCCATGGATTGAATTTGAAGGACATTTGGTCCGATAAAGTTGCAGCAGTTGAGACCAAGACCTACAATACGTTCAAAATCGACAAATATGGCCGTGTTATTGATGCAAGCATGAATGATCCAGTCTTGAATGAGCATATATTGCAAACAGCATCCCCTGCGTCTGGCTCAATTATCGATGTCACTAAGACCATTGCATCATTGAATTCAGGCTCTTACACCTTGCCGGATGGCGTAGAGGGACAGATTATCTATATCGTGGCGAATTATGCGGATAACAATGACCCGACCGTGATCGTGTCGAATGCTAGAACTGTGGGTATTCAGCAAAATTATGCATGGCGACCATTGCAAAATACCTCTAAGAATTTTGCAATATTCACGAACGGTGCGTGGTCGGTTTAAAATTGTGGCATGCCAAGAAATTGGAGTGCCATCTTTTTAATTTCTTGAGCCAATGTCCCGCCACAATCTCATATTCTGGATAGTCAACTAATTTGGCGCACAATTCGATGTCGGAATTGCACGCCATGATCAATTCATTGCAGAAATCTTTGTCTAAAAGCAATATCGACAAAATATTGGATTTGACCTCATTTTGGAGACAATGGCGAGTCTCCAGATACCATCTCTCCACGTATGGGACACTTTCAGAATAGATAGAATTTAAGTAGGGATTGAAGAATTTAGAATCCCATGCACCGATCAACTCCACTATTTTATGTTGGTACTCGGATGGGGCCACTTCCACCTTTTTCTCTGCCCGTGGGAATTCAATGATTATCGCTGACATCTGAATAATGGTCAATGATTGACCTCAATTTAGTTTTGAATGTTTTGCTTAGCAAAAATCCTTTAGCACCATTATGCAAGGGCTTGGGCCATCTACCCGGCTCGACCCATGCGTATCCAGCACTCTCGGAATTCAATACAGGAATAAATTCATCTTCCACAACGCAGCAAAAGCTATGGTACTCGAAAGATTGGTCTCGGCTGATGTATTGATGCAACGGGAAAATTTTAAGAATATCAGGTATATTGCCCATCTCTTCTTTAATCTCTCTGAGCAATGTTTCCACGGGCCTTTCATCTTTCTCACTTTTTCCGCCCCATAAACTCCATGTTAATGGGTAGCTAGAGCTAACTGATCGCAACTGCATCAATACTCTGTTCGTATTGATACTGTAAAATAAAGTGCCACTGGCATTCAAACTCACAAGAACAACCTCCAAAATGATGGGTTATAGATGCCCTGATAAGCGTCTACCCATTCTTCTCCATTCCAATGATATTTACTCATTGTGTTGGCGTTGGTCATGAATTGATTGATGTTTCCGTGTTCACTGTTAAAAGATACTACCCAGTCGGTTCCATTGTATTCAATGATGTCATTCGTCTTGCCGGTACAAGTTCCCCAGTTTTCCTGCGGAACATCTTCCACCAGCATGTAACGATGTCCAGCAACAGGTGCTGGGACAATGCCGTGGCCCGGATAAGACTTTGTTGGGTCAATGATGCCCATTACCATTGGCAATGTATCAGCCGGTAACGTTGATTTGTCTAACGTAAAAATCAATTTGTTTGCATCGGTTGGATCAACCTCAATCAACCCGATAATGTCGTTATCCGCTAATGTGGAATCCTCTCCTCTTCGAAGTCGAATTTGGGAAACGCCGTCCTTAATTTGACCATACTTCTTCAACTCAGTTTCCCAGCTTAGTAATCCGCCATTTTGATCATCATGCGGGGTGCCATGATAATTCAATAGGCTGATCTTATTGCCCTCTACATCAATCTTACGGTCTTCGTATGTGATGACCGTGAACTGTGTACTATTGACGGGAAGGTTCGCGAATGGAACATCACTGAGTGGGACAGTCATGGAATCCACTGTTTTCAATTCAGTGATGATGTTATAGATCAACACTTGGCGTTTCACCTTCGCGGGAGGATTGAGCCAGATTGGGACCTTGAATTTCCAACTTGTGATATCATTCACAGAATCCACCCCAGTTGGGATAGTTCTATCACTGTACTTCAGATCGGTTAATTCTGCATATGTTTTTGCACTCCAGTCGAATACGTTTGCACTGCTCATGATGTTGACGCTGGGGTTAAACATAATTCCCATCTGTTCAATCAGTTGCAATTTTTGGTCCATGTTGCTGGTCCAAACATCCACACTGAATTTTAAATCGTATGGAACGGGCATGTGCCTTTCAATCGTGTAAGTGTCTCCGATCCCCTCAGTATATTGATTGGTTTCTTTGTCGAATTTTTTCTCAAATACTTGCACTTTGTCTTGATAAGTCGGGTGCAATCTGCGCTCTGAATTCATGGTCATGTCTTCGATATAGCAACTGATCATGGGCACGGACTGCATGAAGTTTTCACTGTTGTTTCTCAAGATGTGAGCCACCATGCGGGAAGCATCCCCGTATCTTACCGGGAGTCTTTGAAATGTATCAATACCGTTCTTGTCCTTGCCAATATACACGTTGATATTGGAGAAAAGTCGCATGAATTGCTCAATATACCTGCGCAATTGTTGATCATAGAAAAAATTGTTCATTTGTCTGTTTTTGGTTTAATCACTTTGCTCAGTGCTTGTTTCTCATTGAACTCTCGCCCATTTGCCACGGTCGTATTATCGTTGTGGGTGAATGTACCGGCATTGAGCGTACTATCCGCCCATGTTGCTTGACTGTCGTCTGAAATTCGATGCCATCTATTGTCCCTGAATTCAAAAGTTCTGGAAGGTCTGAAATCGTTTCTCAAAAATTTGTCACCTTGACGTGGGTGTTGAGGGAATGTCATGCCGGATGGAATGGCAGGGGTTGCTGCTTCAATAGAATGGTCAAAATTTACCAGATGTGACGTATCAAATGTCGTGGTTGGGACATCCGCCTCGGCCTTTGCCAATATTTCATCCGAAATATTTAAAACCCTGCTCAGTGTACTTTGATTGTCCCTGATAGACGTGCCATCATCGTCAGTCTGATCTAAAATCTGTTTAAATTCTTGACTGTCATCCAATGGCGTGCATTTGCATCGCCAGATATGAGAGTACCATGTTGGGCTATACCCATCCGCACTTCTGCTACCATCTTGAACCACATAGAACTTTCGGCTTGGATTCATATTGCCATCCAGTCCCATATCGTCCCGCATGTTTTGAATTTCCAGAACATCCCCGCTCATCAATCTGCGTCCAATTCTGTTAGCCATCTCGTTCATATGGAATGTAACGAAAATGGTATCAGTTTGTAAAAATAGACCAAATTGACTCATATCGAAATCATGGTCCGCAATGGTGTAATGGCCTTTAAGTTCGTAAACATCTGGATCATATGTGCGATCACGGTTTTCCATGAGCAAAATATCTTGAATCTGGAGTTCATCAATGATATCCGGGTTGGCAGTTCCATCCGCCATGACAGGGCCAGTATACTTGTGGACGAAGATGCCCACTGAGCCTACCTCGAATTGCTCCTTGACATTTCTATCAATGAACATATAGTCCTTACTTTTATAATTTTTCCAGAGAGATAAACGCGCCATGGCAATTCCTTTGCATGTTGTATTTAGGCGATTTTTCAAAAATGATGTATAATCCGTTCTTTTAGAATTCTTGGAAATTTGCTCATGAAAATCACAAACAGTCTCGATTGGTACAAATCCGTGGATGAAATTAAATCTTTGGTTTCCAAAACTGATTCCAATTATTCGATGGATGTCACCCTCAAGACATTGCGACCCATGATCACGGAACTCTCGAAAATGGAAGTGGAGGGTCGCCGCCGCCGTAAAATGCCCCTGAATTACGTCCCTTTGCTTGAGAAAATTAACCAAGAATTGGAGGACATCCAGATGGATATGTTCGTCTTTTCCTTGTCTAAATGAAGGTATAGTTGACTTTTTGATAAATTTTGCTATATAGTCTTTAACTGGG